CCTTGTCTGTGTACACGTTTATACCACACCCCCTTTACGTACGACCTGTGTATTAAATAAATCTGGGGACACGGTGAATTTAGAAACCACCCACACCTTTATTTAAGGGGGGAGGCAGCGGTATCGGCTGCCCTGATGCATCGAAGGCAACCAACAGCGCCGCCTTCTTATTCAGGCCATGACCTTCCTCTTCATCGTGACACACCTTGCACTCCCATCTTAAGTTGTCCCAGTTCAATGTGATCTCTGGATCGTTAATGTTATCAGGTGTTATTCTAACCTTATGATGTACGATGTATCCCAGTCGCTCGTGACACTTCTCGCACATTCCGCCATCAATCATGATTCGATTATTTATGTATGACCTTCGGCAGTCCTTCCACTTCTTTGAGTGATAGAATGCCTGTGCGTATTCCTTTGCCATGTAGTTACCTCTCCTTGTCCTCTACTGCCGGTGCGATCTGCGCTACAAGGTCTATGCCTGCTTCCAACAAAATGCAGTTGTGCCCTGTTCTCTTCTTCATATCTTCACAAAACGCATTGATGTCTTTTTCCCTTAAACGTTTCATAGTTTGGAATACAAGAATACTATCAGGTACATTAAGCGTCTTTACTTCCTGACATTCAATTCTCTTTCCTTCATCATCTTCAATAATAAATTTCATTAGCTCATCACCTTTCAGGAGGACCGGCGCCCTAAGTTTCATGCGCCGGTTGAATTATGAGAACGATCATCGGAACATCGGGAATCGAACCCAAGACACACGGCTTATAAGGCCGTCGCTCTCCCGCTGAGCTATGTTCCGCACTCTTTCCATTTGACATATCTGCTATTTTGTAAAGTGTGTCGTGATCCTGTTTCTACTAATTAATGCCACCGTTTTTTTTACTATCGACTTTACATCATCAATTTATGACAACTCATAGACAAAATAAAAAGAAACTATCGAAAATACGATAGCTTATTGTATACCTTATCTTTCTGATCTTGATTAACGCCGATATATCTAAGGGTAATATGGATATCTGCATGATTGAAAATGTCCATCAACATAGCTGCATCTTTTGTTGACTGGTATACGTGGTAGCCGAATGTCTTCCGCAGCGTATGCGTTCCTATCTTCTCGATTCCGAATTTTTTACCCGCATCTGACAGTATGTTGTATGCCTGCTGTCGCGTGATAGGTTTGTTTTCATGTGGATTTTTGAAAAGGAATTCGTAATCGTCTTTCCCAACTATGTATTGCTCCAGAGCTTTCTTAAGGTCTCTGTTAATCGGAAAACGCTTTTCTTTTCCGGTCTTCTTTTCCCTAAGAACAATATCACTTTTATCTTTAACATCCCGCACCCGGAACTTAAGAATATCCGATATCCGCAGGCCAGAATAAATACCAAAAAGGAACATGACATAATTGCGTTCACTATCCTTTTTTAGATATTCAGCTATATCAATGACTGTTTCCTTGTCTCGTATAGGCTCAACCGTATTCATTCACTCACCTGCTTCTCCTTTTTGGCATGAGAAAAGGGCCTCTGCATTTAGAAGCCCTCACCTTGTTTTGTAATCCATGGTAACATATTATCACACTTGACAAGGCAAAATACGCCATCTTTTATATTTCACCTAATTTTTTTCCGACTGCATAAATAAAATCTCTTACAATCCGCTGCATCTGCCTTTCACGGTAAGATGTGCACCGCTCCATATCAAAATATTTCATGTTATGGTAACGATAGGACCAAAACCTCACCCGGATTACTTTTTGATGTTCCGGCCGCATATTATTATAGACACTTTCCACTGCATCAATTTCCCGCTTTACTCTTTGCAACCATGGATCGTCGGCAATTTTAATTGCAAGGCGCTCCGTCGGATTGCCTATACTGTTCCCTTTTGGCTGCCCGTCGCTCCCGCCCTTCTGATTCATGATTTCATCAATACGCTCTTCATACTCTGCTTTATTTTGCGGATATCTACGTACTTTTGGTTCAATTATTCTCCATGCTTCTGTTGGTATTCTGTTTCCCATTACCATTCCCTCCCTGTCTCTCTGTCTTTAAGGTGTATCCTTCCGACGATTTCAAATCCTGCCAGACTCGCCACTGTACGCAATACATGCATCACATCTTTTACCGGTTTTGGCGGCCGATCTGCTTCTTTTATTGCCCGGTATGCCGTCGGGTCCGGATATCCCTCACCATTTTTATGTATCATGCGTTCACCCTTCCTTTATGTAAAATTTCTAATCGAGTTTTATCCCATTCCTCACACAATTCTTGCGTGAAACTCTTTGTCTGACATTCATCAGATACCGGTACTATGTAATACTTCCGTTTTAGTTTATAGCCTCCGGAAGCCGCAGCATAAATACTTCTAACTGAAATATTTATAAGTTTGGCAGCTTCATCGGAATTTAACGTATCAACAAATTTTTCCCCGTCGTAAATATCATACATTCTTGCTTTCATGATTTTCTTCTCCTTAACTGACATATTTTCTATGTGCTTCTTTGGCTTTGCTACGGCTGTAATTTCCATAATTATCTTTTGTTGTATTAAGATTGTTGTGTCCTACTAAATCTGCTACCAAAGTAAGAGGTACGTCTTTTTCCAGAAGTTCCGTAACAAATTGTCTACGCCACTTATGCGGATTAATTGCAATCCCATTAAGACGCTTATCCATCTCGCTGAGACTCTTCAGCATTACCCGCACTGCATCATCGGTCATTCTTTTATGTGGTGCACGGCTTCCTACAAATAATGCAGGATTATCGTCAGTGCGGCTTTCAAGGTACTCTTTCAAATGTACCGCAGCTTCACCGTTAAAATATACTGGTCTTTCCTTCCGTCCCTTTCCATACACAATACATTGCCGCCCATGCATATCTATATCTTCACGATTAAGCGCTACCATTTCAGATATACGCACCCCTGTCCTGTGAAGGAAGTCAACTATAGCAATGTCGCGGAGACTATGCTCTTTTGCAATGTCTTTCACAATTGTGATCTGCTCATCTGTAAATACTTCTTTTACGCGATGCTCCACCTTATTATCCTTAATCTTAAGCATCGGATTTTTTGTAATGTATTCTTCTTCGGTAAGCCATTTAAAAAGTCCGCGGAGCATACGCGTCTTATTATTAATTGTCTGATCCGCATTATGCCTTACCAGTTTGCAATGTGCCAGATATCCACGTATATCTCCCGTGGTAATCTCGTTCAGTGACTTGTTCACAGCGGTGAAAAACTGCTTATATTCCTGCTTATAGGTTTCTACGGTCTTTTCCGTACAGCCGCGAACAAGCATGGAAGCCAGGAACAGCCTCACCCACTCAGATGTATTATCTATCTGAGTAGACAATCCGGTCTCTTCCCGGTATATCTGCATGTTATGAAGGGCCATATATAATACCGCTTTCGCATCATTAAGCCGCGTCTGCTCTGCTATCACATTTGTAAGTCCGTACATAATGTTGGTTACAACTTCGTCTAAATTAACCTGTTCTGCCATGATATTATCCTCCTTCTCAGACTGGAAAATTATTCCTCTTGCTTTTCTCTGCCTGAGCCGGTTATAATATACTCAAGCAGTTATAGAGCGGTGGTAAGCATCTTCCCGGGTGTCCACCGCGTTTTTCTTTTTTCGCACATACGTTCTTTACTTTCTTTTTTTATTGCCGGGAAATGAATCCCGGCTTATTTTTATTCAATAATTCTCTTTACTTCTTCTTTTGCATCGTGATACGCATGGGTGTAAACTGGCGGAAATCCCTCTGGCGGCTCCATTTGGTCCACTTTATCCCGTATCTCTGCCAGACGCATACGCAGGTACTCATTTTCTGCCTGTAATCTTTGCGTTTCGTTGTATGCAGGATTATTTTTTAATATTCTATCAATAACTTTGTGTAATCCATGTAAGCCCCTTAACATAGCATTGCAATACGCTATCTGTAATCTTAATATAGCTCTTTTTAATTTCATTCTTCCCCTTTCTGAAAATCTCGATTTAGGCGCCGAAATGCCTTTCGATAAAAGCATCATTCTCGGCTTTCTTTTTTTGATAATAGGCCCGGTACGTTAACATCGTTCCCGTGTCTACTTCGTCCGGAATATTATCGCCACCTTTATACTTCACCGCGCCCGTTAATCTGTAGCCGTGATACGGCGGTGGCACTTCATTCTCCCATGGAGGCATGAAGACGGCTCTTTCTGCTACTCCGATTCTCACAAGGTAATCCATGTACTTTTTTACTTGATACCGGCTCGTCCCCAGTATAGAAGCTATATTTACAAGGTTTATAATTCCACATAAAGGGCACATTATATCAAGATCACATGAAACAAGCACAAAAAATACCTTCCATTCATTAACTTTCTTATATCTCAATTTTCACACCTCTTAATGGTCTTACATGGCTACTCGCGCACGGCCTATGCTGCCGCCGTTTTCGCCACTGCCATTATTCTATTTTTTTGATAGTGCTCTCTCCGCTTCTTCTCTGTTTAAAAACCACTTCTCTCCAAAAAGAAAATCAAAGAAGGAATAGTTTTGATGGTTTTCTCTATCCATGCATATCATGTACAGCCCACCACCAGTGTATTTCCAGCCAATGCAAAAACATTCGGATACCCTCCCGGCGAACGTTCCATAAACTATATCGCCAACCTTGCATGGAAGTTTTACAAGCTGTTTCTGGTCTTCCAGTCGTCTATACTCCGCCAACTTCCGTATTTCGTCCGGTTCAAGGCCAACATCTTCATACTCCTTAAGCAGCCAATATATAGTCATGGCCTCCTGTCTAACCAATCTGGCATCTATTACAGTTCTCTTTATTCCGCCTTCAATCGGCTCATCCGGAATTGTAAACCTATCCATTATCCGTTCCTCCTTTAAATGATCGTTTTGTTAAGCAAACCGCAGCTGCTCCTTGCTATCGTCTATCCTCATGTTCGGCATTCTCTCGCCTACTTTCAGATACGGACAATTTGCAGATACGAGCGCCTGAGCCATTATCGGCACCACGCTATTCCCGATCCGCGCCACCTGTTCCCCGACCGGGTACGGCTTGCCCTCAATATCCCGATTAAGTATATAATCCTCCGGGAACCCTTGCATTTTCTTAAGTTCTTCCGGTTTTAACATACGGAGAAAGATATCTTTTATGAGATACTGTTCTCCATCAATATCAGTGACTACATTCACGAGGCCGAATCGATCCTTCGTTGTGATGGTCCCCAGCGGCTTCCCCGCTTCCTGCCCGCAGCCAGTGCCGTAATACTTAATCAGGAATGCAGATATAAGTCCAAAATGCCCCGGTGATGTGGTGATTGTATGCAACGGTTCTTCGCACCCTTGTCCTGTTCCGGATTTGTAAAATTTAGTAACGAACGCCGTAACCAAACCATACCGGTTACTGGTATCAATTGTCTTTATCGGCTCCGTCAGAAGTTGTCCGCGCGAATCGCCTGCCCGCGTCTCTCCGTGGTACTGAATCATGAAGGCAACGGCGCTCTGATTGTTAACTATGTATGGTTGTGGGTTGTTGACAACGTACTTTACATACCCGTTTGCAATCCGCTTCATGGTGGCATCTGCCAGCGGCCGCGGCCGGTCAAATATGGAACGCCCCAAGTCCGACCAATCAATATAATCTCCGCATTCCAACCATTTCTGCCGGCCATCTGCTCCGCTCTTACTGTGCGTTGGCTCCGGCCATGCAATAGGCTTCCCGTCCCTCCGGAAGATTGCATACCAGCGCTTCCGCGTTGTAGGCGCTCCGAAATCTGCCGCCACCAGTTCCCGGCTGTCAAAATCATATCCCAGCTTTTTCATGGCCGCTATGAATCGTTTGTAATCCTCCCCGGCCCTTTCTTTTATCGGGTGCCCTGCCTCGTCCAGCGGTCCCCACTGCTGTATTTCCTCGACGTTTTCCATCAGGATTACGTCCGGAAGAATTGCCTTTGCGTGCTTATACACCGCCCACGGCAGGATTCTAAGCCCCTTGCTACGTGGCTGTCCTCCTTTTGCCTTGCTGTGACTGGTGCAATCCGGAGACGCCCACATAAGCGCTACATGGCGGCCAGCAACATATTTTTTAAGATCGACCTTAAATATATCCTCGGTCAGATGCAGCGTATCCGGATGATTAACTTTGTGCATTCGGATCGCCTGCGGATCATGATTGATAGCTATATCAACCGGCCGTCCCAGTGCCATTTCTATTCCTACACTTGCCCCGCCACCTCCGGCAAAGCAATCTATAAGCAAGTCTTTCTTTAACGGCCCTATAGAATCTGTAATCTCTATCTGACCGTCACATTCGTAGTTTTCAAATACTTCAAATCCCATTTTTTCGAAAGAAGCCGGGAATTCCCGTTACGGTGGCCACCGCTCCGGCCTCCTTTCTCTGCACCATTTTCGCGACGTCAGGAAAATGGTTTATCGTTCAAATATCAGTTTAATGAATTATCGCCTGCCCACATGAAGAACATCTTCCTGCATTTACACAATCTTCTGTGGTCGATTCTCCGCAATTCGGACAAGGATAAAAACCATTCCCGTATTCGCATGTCTTGTAAACATCTTTTTGCATAGAAGCTGTGGCAATTTTATATGCTTCTTCGATATCAGAAAAACTTTCTCCCTCATTTGGAATAGTCGTTTTTCTACTTATAATTTCTATGGCTTTTTCAATATCCATCATGATCCTCCTCTCGGAAATATTAATTTAACTCTTTCCTGATTGCTTCTGACAACTCCGTTTCCCGTCCATAACAGTTCTCTATGCACTCAGCAGCACGTTCTAGCAACTCCTGTCTTTTTTGGTATCGGATTTGCAAGCAAGCTATTTCGGCCAGTTGCAAGCTAGACAATATTTCCTCCGGCTCCCGACCGGTATCTTCATAGGCTTTTAATTTCTGTACAATTGATATATATTCCTTATAATCTGCCGAATCTTTCCTGAAATATGCCGGCCCCCAAAGGTGTCCAAAACAATATAACTGTTCGTGAGAACTACCATCTGCATGTTTTACTATCTGGCTGTCTGTAATTCTTTTCATAGGCACATCTTCTTTCTAAAAGCTTAAATTAACTGTCTCTTCTCGCCGATCTAAACATCATTAGCAGCATTTCTGACACTGGTCTTAACCTATCCTGTCTCACCGCTTTTTTAACAGATTTTAAATCATACCATTCACCACGATGATTTTTCTTTTCTGGAATATACACGCCTACACGGTAAGGTATTTCGTTACGAACCTTTTCATAAACTTCTTGCGGCATAACATAATAGTTGAAATCTCCCAGAAAATTATGCCCGTTTTTTGAACGAAAATCTTCAACAGAGGATTTCACTTCATAACAGTAAAAATCTCCTTTTTCGATTCCGGACACCGTATTGTTGACCGGCTTAAACATCATGTAGTCCACGCGCACCGCATTACTGGTGGCATAGTCAAACGTAACTTCTCTGGCCCAGTAAATCCTCGGATCATTATGTGGACTTATGTACTTTTGTATTGATAGTGACAACAGCGCTGTAATCTCCGGTCTACTGCTCATTTCCCCTCCTAAATCTTAATTTTTTAACTCAATCAGGGCATCGAATATATTTTTCGATAACTCATAATGTTTACAGCGCTTTGATTCATTTTTTATAACCAGATCACCGGTTATTCCAAACATCTCCGAAACATCGGTTCTCTCCTGCTTATTTGTGCAATTTCCGTTCACATTCCATGCACAGTTAGCGCACTGTTTCTTTATCTGGATTTTTTCGGCAGCATGGCTTAGCTTGCCTAACATACAATCGCAGCCCTCGTCAACTGTACTTGACGGTATATACCGGCTGCGTCCGGTACCGTAATCCACTTCATCGTATCCATCACGGTAGGTATATGTTCGGGTTTTCCCGCAATACGGACATAATTTTTCAAGTGTCTTTCGCTGTGGTGTAGTACTATACATTTTCCTGATCCCCTTTCCATTCGATCACCAGCTCCGGTACCGTTATACATCTCGGCTGCCCTGGCACCATCTTGATAATCCCGGCGTCTGCCATCTGCTTGAGATGCAATTGTACACTGCTCGTGCTCTCCAGCCCTACGCCTTCCCCGATTTCACGTACAGAGGGAGGCCAGCCGTGGGATATGGTGTACTGTACAATGTAATCCCTGATCTGCTCATGACGCTCTTTCATGGTCTGCCTTTCCGGCCTCGTGAAGCATCTCAGCTACGGTCTCCGCAAATTTCTTTTTCAGGTCTATATCATTGTCAACAAGTTCTTTACTTTTGATGCTCCGTTTGCTTCTGGTTTTCTCTCTGTACCTTGCCTCTGCCGCCTCGAAGTCAGCACCATTTTTTCGCATCTCCCGCCATACTGCCGCATAGGTTGAGCAGCCGTTTGTACTCCTGTCTGCTCTCGCCTCAATAAGTGGTTGAATGATCTCCTGTCTTGTCAACGCAAGTTTTGCAGCTTCCGCCGCCTGAGCTTTCTCTTCTCGTAATCTGCATTCCTCCTCAAAATTGAAAAGGATTGATTCGAAAAGATTCCTTAACTTCTCGCTCTGTGAAATGGCCTCAAGTGTTGATGGTTTTTTATCCGATCTGCCTTTACAGTCTTTTACTTCCTGCGCCAGGCAGACCCCATACTTCCGATCCATCTTAAGATATATTTTCCGCAGCACGGTATTTAACGAATCATTCTGCTTCGGATATCTCTTCGCCAGTTCAGTACCTCTTTTATTCATGTTCATTTTCCAGATCATGCACGGGTCCGGCTCCCCTTCCTGTTTTCTGACCGGCCCTGCTGTCTTCTTTTTTTCCGCCGGAGGCTCCGACTCTGTATTTATCATTTCCTGCAGCTCCCGTAATCTGCCGTCAAAGTATGTAATCAATTCCGTTCTGAGTTCCGCAAATTTGGAATCCATGTATACCCTGTCAACAAAGTTTTCGGGATTATATCTCTTTCCCATGTTCACCATCTCCCATATTCTGTAGTCCCTGCATTACCAGAGCGTCATAATCAACCTCACGCTGTGGGAACTGCTGGAACTGGTTTGTTTTCTGTTTTCCTGTCCTTCCTTTGTCCTTCTGCTCAGCTTCTTTCACCGCATTTATCACCCATTTGCGGATTGCCAAATAATGACTCTTTGCTTTATAGCCTTTCATCTCGATATACTCATCAAGAAACGTGACTGCTTTTTCCGCCATCCCCTCGCCGTACTCAGCCTGTAGTTTTCCCTTTTCATCATCTGTTAACATAACATGTTTATATTCGCCATATTTGTGTTTTACTTTAACGTCAGGTGAGGGTGGAGCGTCAGCGGAAGCCGGTATATTATTATTAATCTTATCTATACTAATCTTATCTAATCTAATCTGAGAAGCCGAAATGGATACAGGCTGTACACATTCTGTATCCAAAGTGTATACGCCGGTCTCTGTCTGGGTCAAAAGTGCCTTTTCTTCGAGGTGGATTGTCTCCTTGTAGCGGTCCCTCTGGATGTAGTTATGGACCCACCAATGTGTGATTACACAAATCCCTTTTTCCATCTGGATTATGTAATTTTTTGCCACCAGAATCTTATAATCATCCTCACTGGCTCCAATGCTACGCATGATCTTTTTTGCATTGTCAAGGAATCCATCGTCATCCGCCCTCATACCAAGATGGAAGTAAAGCGCCTGGGCTGATTTCGGCATATCCAGGAACATATCGCTGTCAATAATTGCCTTTGAGAACATTCTCTTGTTTGCCATGTCTACACCTCAATTCCTGTTTTTCTGGCGTTCTGTGCCGGGGTAACGATCCGCAGGTTGTCTTTCCGGTTGTCCGCCCGATTATGGTTGATATGGTCAATCACAAGCCCATCACCGCGATACTGGCCGACTAACAGCTCATGCATTCGCATCATTTTTCCGTTTACCCTGGCCTGTGGGTATCCATCTATTCCGATCGACCATGAATGTTTTGACAGCCGGTCTACATCTTCGGCATCTACGTTAATTTCATCACCCTTGTGGGTACGTATAACATAGCTATTTGTATCCCTCTTTCCGCGTGTCTCCTGCTCTTCCTTCAAGCAGCCACAGGACTTTACATTCCCCAGTCTAAGATGCTCTCCTTTGACCAATTTGTCTTTTCCGCAGTTAAGACATTGACACTTCCAGTATCCCTTTCCTGCATATTCCCGAGCCACCAGAAACCCAAAATGCATACCGCTTAAATCTATATAACTCAATTGTAATTCCTCCTTTGTTCCCCCGCCGCCAGACGAAAGACGGCGGAGGCAGTACCATGGCAATTATTATGTTCGTGACACATTAATTCTTGCCCCCTATCTAAAGGCTCGTTTCAGAGCCGACAAGGCTTATTCTTTATATTTGATACCGTATACCTTATATTTCTCTGCAAAGCTGTTAAAACCGGTTGTATGAGCCTCTGTATGATGCACACGGCACAGACATATCTTTCGATGATCCGAATCATCAAGCGTCCTGCGATCATTTCCCATCCCGATTGCATCAACATGGTGGACTTCTCCCGGCCTTCCGCAGATAGCGCACTTTTTAAGCTTCAGACATGCATACAGGTAATGTCCAATATCATCAGTGCGGTTAAGCGCGAAATCTAATAGCGGTACTCCAGCTTCCAGCGCATAATCCAGTATCGTGTTGATATATTCCCGGGCCGTATCCATAGAGCAAGATGAGAGCGAAAAGTACTCGCAGCCTGTACGGTAAATATGCAGATACTTAAGCCACTCTTTCATGACTTCCGGCATCTCTCCTGTGAAAGCTGCAATGTCGTTAATCGTTGCGTATGCTTTCTTCCGCTGCTCTGCGCTTATGTGCCGTCCATCGTCAAGCCAGACGTTACATGTCCGCATGTGCTTTTCCTCCAGCGGACCCATAAGGTTTTTACCTGGAATGAACACCTGCAAATACGTCCCTTCCTCTACTGGCTTGTAAGCCGTTATATGTGCAAATTCATACATGCCATCACCCCACTAATTAAACGGTAATCCATTATCATCTGGCGGCGATAATTGTTTCATTTCATCGTCTGAGACTGGAGGTGGTATCTTCTCTTTATCCGGCTTCGATTTAAGCACCTTTACAGCTTCGCTATACTGGTCAGCCTCCATCTCCTCCAGAGTCTTAAGACCATAGTTCTTTAAAAGCCCCTTTATTCCAACGCCTGTTCTTTTCAGCTCCTCTATAATTTCGTTTCGCTGGTCCTCATTGATTTTCCCGTTGGAGTCAGCATCTTTGTTATCATCGATACAGAACAGGCCATTAAGCGCATATTTTCGGGCGTAACTGCTTGTACTTCCAGTTATTTGAGAAGCGTCCATGCCCTTCTTTTCTTCCTCTTCCCGTGCATATGCCTTATTGGTAATTTCGGCCCCGGTCTCGCAATCAACAAATTTTGCAATGCCCTTAACATAATACCGGTCCCCTATCTGCTCTATCTCATCGTTGAGGAAAAGCACAGCATTCACAGATTTTAAAAGCGGTTTTACGGCCTCCTGTATGTCCTCGCAGTTACGATAATAATATTTCCCAAAGAGATTATACTGGCTTTTCGGTACTTTGAGTTCCTGCTGTACTTTCAGCAACTTCTCATACACATTCATTACACGGCTATCGCCCATTACACATCTTTCCTCTCAAAATACAGTCCCAGACTGTTGAGCGCAGTTTCCAGTTCTTCCAGTTCCGATTCAGTACCGAGAACCGTATATATAACTTTTTTTGCTTCCGGTGCAACCGGCCAGACTCCGGCAAGTGATTCATCAACAGATTTCAACTCATCTACCGTCTCCCGGCGCGTCTCTTCTCTGATCTGCTGTTCCTGAGCTACCCGCTCACGTTCCTCACGGCGGATTCTCTCGATTTCAAGATCACGTTTTTTCTCTTCCTCTCTGCGGAGGATTTCGAGACGCTGGGATTCGTAATTGTTGATATATCTAACAGCGTTCGCAAGACTCAGGTCACGCTTGTACATTTCAAGCGCCTTCGGAACCACTTCGGAATCCATATTTTTAATGGTCGTAACTTCTTCGTATACCTTTCCGATCAGCTCGATCATAGCCTTTTTAACTGCCGGTAGCTTTACAGAAGAATTTTCCCATTTTGTATCATAAATTTTCTCGAGGGAAAGATATTCCTGCATCTCCCCGATCACGCTGTCATATAACGCCTGGATATCTGTCTTTCTCTTTGCCACCCTGACAGCTTCCATTTCCTTAAGCTGGCTGTCGATGAGATTGACCGGCTTGTCTACGATTTCAAGCAGCCCATCAACCCGTACCTTAAAGGCTTCATATGGCTTCATCCACTCTGCCTTAACCTGCTTCCGGCTGTCTTCGATCTCTTTTCTCAGCTTCCGGAGGTTCGCAAGCTCACCCTTCGCCGTGGTTCTCGATTCCTCGGTAAACACAGCGCCTTCATACTCGGAAAGCTTCTCCCGCAAGCCCTTTTCCAGTTCTTCAAAATTAACTTTTATAATTCCATTGGTCTGTGCGACCTCAAATTTTAATCCCTGCATAATAGCATATCCTCCATCTTCATTTCGTACTGGTTCCCGTTCAGCCGTATCCGTTCCGTGATCCTGTGCCGCTGCTCTGCTTTCCGCTGGCACTCGTCACACCTTCGGCCTTCTACGGGGTCGAGATAGCAACCACACTGGTCACACCGATATCTCATTTTTCTCACCCTCTTGATTTTCTGTGGCCCGTATGGTATCATGGGCCTGTAAAGTTTTTTCGTATTTGCCGCTGTGAGTTCGCACCTCACGCGGCTTTTTCCTTGCTTTTCCGTTTCCCCAGCCGTACGGGTTAAGCCCGGCCGCCGCAGCGGCTCTGTATGTACCGTTCTTTCTCTTGCTCATCCCACACCTCAAATCTGTGCCAGTGCACGGCACCCAATAATATTACCGCCCTCATCCCTCACCATCTCATCAACTATGTATAAGTCCTTGCGATCCGGCGCGGCCTGTGCAGTCAGTACAGATACAATGTAGGCAATTCCCGCTTTTGGATTCGGAAGATTGACCACCTTGCGTACCCTGTCTTAGATACCGGGATACCGCCGATGTCTCCGATCCGCTCCCGTGTCTGTTCCGCTCTGGCGATACCGGAAGAAGGAATTGTCAATATGACATTGTCGTCCTTGTCTAATATGGTAATTGCGTGTGGTGTCAGATTGATAAGCTCGGTATCGAGGAGACTCTCCAAATATCCGATCAACTCGTCCAGCCCCGTACCACCATCGTTTGTGAGTACGTCCATATAGTCGAGGCATCTAATCATGTCTGACGGAAAGCTTGATTCAGAATGAGCAAAAAATGTTATCCTAGCGTCTTCAACATCAAAGAAAAGGTATGCTCCGTCGGTGTCTCCGTCCGTATCATAGTCGTCATCGGCCTCGAGCAGTGTCTTAAAAATAGTCTGCTTGTCCCTCTTCCGCAGATCCGAAAAGTCCTTCGCGTCATCGGCCTGCATGATTTCCTTTGTTGCCTTCGCCCATTCCAGTACTCTGTTAATAGTCTCTTTCTTCATCTTTTTTCTCCTTTATTTTGTTAAAATAATAATTGCCATCAGTGCCACAATCACCACAGCCTCGACCTGCGCCGCCGTCCGGTAACTCCTACGGCCCTCGTACGCCTCGTGAAACATACGATTCCAATATCTGGCGCTAAATCCTGCAAAGTAGTTTTTCATATCCATTATCCTGCCTCCTGTTTTCCACGGCTTTTCTTCCACTCTTCGAACTCCCTCATATTATCCGGATTTTCAAAATATATCTTGATAATCTCACCGAGTGATCTTGCCATTGGATTTGTAGTGCTTTCCGGTATCTGTTCTATATTCACTTTAATCATTGTTATCGCATCCTTTCATTCCCCATATATTGCCATTTGGTTACAGATCTCCTATAATCTAAGTACAGGCGTTGCAGCGCCGAGTACAAAAGAGAGGGGATATTTGTATGGAAATAGATAAATTGGTTTCTTCACTTATCTGGACTACTTTGGATAAGAAAATCAATTGGGCTGAATCGTTATATGCACCACACCCATGCGTTGACTGCAACAGTTTTTCTTTTGAAACGCCGAACAAAAGAGTGATTATCTCAAAATGTTTTAATACTAATCCAATTTTTGATGATAATGCTGAAGCAGAATACTTTATATCAATAATGCCACTAAATTCTGAAAAAACAGATAATGCGTACACTTGTGAACAACTTGCAGAATTGTTTGATATCGTCACTGATTCAATGAAGCCAGATAAAGATATTGAAGAAATTATAAACTATCTAAATAATCTATAATCTCTTTGATATCATTTTTCTCTTCATCAGTTAATGGGCGACTACACTCTAATTTTCTACTCGTAATCTTCTCGTTTTTTTTCGGACCCTGATCCATTTTGCTATCAACTATTTTTGTGGTAACAGGAATATCCGTATTTTCTATTCGGGAAAGACCGCATTCAGTTCTTTTTTCAGCGATTGTGGTCTTTCCAGAATCGACATCGTCACAGTTTACAAACATCGTCTTCACCTCCTTTTCTTTTATGTAGTGTGTAGGCTTCGTATAAACTCACTAATTCACGATAGCAGGATTGATCTTTTAGTAAGTGCCAATCACTAGCAAATACACATATACGTATCTCTTTCATGCATATCTCGTTGTCTGCATAATAAGAAATTTCATGTATACCATTATCCCTTTACTGTCTATGTTGTTGCATATAAATACCTCCGTATAAACAGTTGTGGTAATTCTATCCAATCCGTTTATTGTATTTTTTTGTCATATCTCCTATAATCTAAGTACAGGCCATGCAGGGACAAGTACAAATGTGGAGGCTAACTATGGATAAACTTCAGGAGCATATCGTTCAGAATTGGCTTACATATTACAAGCAATAACGAAATTACTGAAACAAATAATGGAAAGCTGGGGTACCTGGACATAAAGTCAAGTTTATATCCCGGGTTTTCTTTTTTGAAGTTTCGTCGTTGCTCTTTAGATAGTGGTCTTTCAGGTACTACAACTATTCTGTGCTTCATCTCTATTCTCACCTCCTCGATTATCAACGTGCGCCGATCAGTTTGTTTTTTGCATAAGAAAATCTCTTGCGGTTTGAACCTGTCCATCGAAACGGCACTGCAATGTTTCTGGGAGTTCGTCCCAATGTTCAGCAATATAACGTAACTGCTCAAGACGTTTTTGCTCCTTAGTTTCTAGTACTCCTCTATGATCTTTCATATAGCTTCACCCCTTTCTTGTTGTTGTTAGCACTATTATAAGTCTTGTTAACACTCTTGTCAATACTTTTTTTGTTGTTGTTAGCACTTTTTGTTGACGTTAGCACATTTTTGTATTATAATAAAAGACATAAGAGAGGTGGTGTGAAAATGAAAGACAGAATAAAACAATTAAGAAAAGCGTTAGAATTAACCCAACAAGAATTTGCTGATAGAATAGGAATAAAGAGAAACTCGTTTGCCAATTATGAAACAGGACGCAATACGCCTATAGATGCAATAATCGTTTCCATGTGTAGAGAGTTTAATGTTAACGAGGAATGGTTACGAACCGGAGACGGCGAGATGTTTAATAAGTTGGATTCTATGGACATTACATATAATCATTTTGGGTATTTAATGGGAAATGGAACAGCACAAAAAAAAGCGGTGTTATCCGCTTTAGTCGAAATGGTTTATAGTGTGCCTGATGATAAATGGGATTATATTTTTAATCAGTTCGAAGGCTGCTTAAAAGAAGCCAGGGGAAGCAATGAATCTAGGGAGGATTAGAATTTCCTCCCCAATACCCCCATTGCTAACTGGTATATGCGTCTAGCAGAAATATTATCAAGTGTATCTACTAATTCATGTAACATTTTTTTATAGTCCATAAGAATCATAAATATGTACCTCCCTTTCCGAGAACATATGCCGTATGTATGTACTATACATATATTATAGCATATAGTCATTAAATTTGTGCATTTTATGCAAAATAATATATGGAAAAATCTGGCAATTGCCATTATTTTCCAATTAGTTGCAAATAAATCGCAAATATTCAAAGCGCCATGTATCAAACGCTCGGGAAAGGAAGCATGATACATTGTGGGATAACGCAATCGAACGTTTGTTCCTTTTATTCTATAAAAATTATATAACTATTAGGGCTAAAAATCAACCCCAAAAAAGAACATTTGTTCTATTGATAAATTATTTAGGAGGGAAATATAATGTCATATTATAGTGCTTATGATGTGAGTAAAAAAAGTCATTTTAAAACAGGAGTTCTCTGCCTAATTGGAGGCATAATAGGCATGCATCGGTTTTACATGGAAAAAGTATGGACAGGCCTTGCCATGGCTGCAATGTTAGTTGTAGGACTATGCCTCGTTCCAATTAATCTGACATGGGCTGGTATTGCATTTGGTGCTGATTTTTTGATGTTAGGTGTAGACTTCTTTTGCATTTGTCAAAACTTTGTGGAAGATGCAGATGGAAAAAAAATATCTCCAGATAATTTGAACAAGGATAAGGAACCTCTTTTTAATATGCTCTTAATGATAACATTTTCGGTATATAGCACTTTGTTATGTTACATATCTTATTATTTATTTATATTAACAGCGGTATTTACAGTTATTGCACTTATCTTTTTGATTATGGAGTTGAAATATATTAAAAATAACTGATTACATAAAGCCCCCTGTGCTGGTAACACAGAGGGCAAAAAGTAATATACCGGCAAGGCGCCGATACGATATAAAAGTGCACTTCTATTGTATCATTTCGCGACTTGTCTGTAAAGAAATACACAACATTTAAAGGAGGAAATGATACAGTGAACGCAGTAATATACGCACGCTACAGCGCCGGACCCGGCCAGAATGAACAATCCATCGAAGGGCAGTTAAGAGACTGCCGTGACTATGCCAAAAAGAACGATATCACCATCATAGATACTTACATAGACCGCCATATATCAGGTACAGACTTTGAAAACCGCACCGAGTTCAACCGACTTATTAAGGACTGCGAGCGCCATCAGTTTTCGGCTGTGATTGTATGGAAAGTGGATCGCTTTGGCAGGAACCGCGAGGAGATCGCCATGAACAAAGTCAAAATGAAAAAACATGGCGTGAAGCTGCTCTATGCGAAAGAGCATATTCCGAATGGCCCTGAGGGGATTATACTAGAATCACTGCTGGAAGGCATGGCTGAATATTACTCTGCGGAATTGTCGCAAAAGGTTAGACGTGGGCTGAGAGAGTCCATGCTTAAAGGACACGCACTGGGAGGTAATCTGATGCTTGGATATAAGATAATTAATAAGAAATATGTTGTAGATCCAGTAACATCTCCTATCGTTGTTGAGATTTTTGAGCGGTATGCTGCCGGAGAGACAGCAAAGGCCATAGCTACCGACCTTAATACCCGTGGTGTAGTTAATGCCAAGGGAGATCCCTTTAAAAATAATACCATATACTTTATTCTGCGGAATGAAAAATATATAGGCATATACCGTTACGGCGATATTGTTGTTAATGATGTGATACACCCCATTATAAATATGGAGTTGTGGGGGAAAGTCCAAATGATACTTGAAATGAATTCCCGCAACCGATCCAGGAGCCGATGCACTGCTCCGGAGGAGTTCCTTCTCACTGGAAAGATTTTTTGCGAATATTGCAAGCGGCCGATCATCGGGGAATCTGGGACAAGCCGGAATGGAGCAAGCCACTATTACTATAAGTGCTCTTCCAGGAAAAACAAGGGAGTAAAATGTGAAAAATCTACAGTCCGTAAAACTGATCTGGAGAATTTTATTATCTCTCAGACTATTGATAACGTGCTTCAGCCAGATACCATTGATTATCTGGCTAAAAAGGTTGTCGAAATTCAGAACTCGGATGCACAGGAATTACAGATGCAGTCACTCAGAAAGCAGCTCTCAGACGTACAGAAAGGCTTAAATAACCTTGTTAATGCTGTAGAGATGGGAATTATCACTGAGACAACGAAAGAGCGTATGATGGCCTTAGAAGAGCGTAAGGAAGAACTCAAAATCTGTATCGCCAAGGCAGAAATCAAACGCCCGAAACTCACAGAGGAGATGGTAGAGTACTGGCTCAATAAATTTAGAGATCAGGACGTTGACAGCACAGAGTTTAAGATACGGCTGATTAATACCTTTGTCAACTCAATTTATCTTCACAATGACTATGCTATCATTGTGTATAACTTCTGTGATGATGAGAGCGGACATCGTGCGGAAATCAGAGCTCAGCTTGATGATGCGTTAAGAGCAAAAAAAGAGGATCAAACGTGTTCGTCTGATCCTACTCAAGTGCCGGCGACCGGAATACAGACGAACATTTTATTAATTACTCTGACTATATTTGCAATAAAATTTCGTATGCCACGCAAATAACCCCTACATAATACTAATAAAATTTATTTGATCGTTTTTAGTAAATGATGTATTCTTTAATTATAAACACTCGAGGAGGTAGCTACATGAAAAAAACAGCTCCATTTGGATATGATTTTAGCAATGGGAAACTTATTGTCAATAATGAAGAGGCTGATATTGTAAAATATTGCTTTGAGGCAGAACAGAATTATATGACCGATCCGCCAGTTTGGGATAATGCCACTATAAATGACGGTTGCGTATGCTTAGACACCGAAATGCTTTGCAGCATAAATACCTTTGTCAAAGGTTATATAGCAAAAGAAATAAACACAGTTAGAATTATGGGAAAACCAGTATCTTCTTTATTTAGTGATGAAAAAGTACGTTCTTTAATTCGTCAGCAAATTACAGATCAAAATATTAGCGAATTTTGTAGTATCACAAAGGAAAATATATCACAAGGACTCTAATTCTCAGCACACAAGAATAAATGTTCGATTATAAAGTAGTGATTTAGCCAGCATAACTGGATTAATTGTCAAAGATATTACATTAAACCCTGGTTATGCCATCTATGGAACAT